GGACCTCGATGAAGCTCGGGGTCTGCTTGGTCGGGTTGAGGTAGTGGCCCGGCGGAATGTCGCCGGACAGCTTGAGCGAATCCCGATGACTGTCCTCGGTCACGAGAGCCGAAAGCTGGTCGTTGTCGAGGGGCGAACCCTTCAGGTCGACGACCAGGAGTTCCGGCCGACCGATGTCCAGCCGTACCCACCATCGGGTTCGCGAGGGACCGAGGCGGACCTGGATCGGCCCGCGCCAGGTCTGTTCCTGAAGCACGAAGTCCGCATCCAACATCGAAGCCTTCGCGACCTTGCTATACGGCGCCGCTACGTCGATCTCGACCTTGCCATCGGCTATCTGCTGGACGAGGTCGTCCCGCATGGCCTTCGCCGCCGCGCCGCGCTTGGTCCAGTACCGAAACCCCGCAGGGATCTTACCCCGCATCTCCCTCGGCAATGCCGAGTACCCGTCCGGCGGCATCCAGCCTTTCTTCACCGCATCGGCGTCAAGCACATAGGGCATCTGATCGTCGGGGTAAATGGCGAGCCATGAAGAGGTATCGGCGATAGGCTGTTCCTCCGACGGCGGGAGAACGACCCCTTGCTTTCGTAGGAACTCCGTCGCGCACTCAAGGCAAAGCCCGGTCGGGCTCTCCTCCTCGCCCGCCCAGGAAAGAGCCTTCGCGACCGGGCGCTCCCCGCACGCCTCGCATACGCCATCGTCCCGCTTGGCGATGTTGAGGAGGCGGTAGAACATCCGGTAGTTCAGCCCGGTGCCGTGGAAAAAGTACTCGTGAAGCCAGGGCTTCTGCGCGCCATACTCGAAGGTCCCCTGATCGACGATGTCGAATACGCCAGGAAACCGCCGGGTTCCGCCGACCGGCGGTGCCTTCCCCGGCTCCGGGTCTTTCGTTTTCCCTTCCACGTCGATCCACGCGAACGGTTCAGGGGCCTTGCGCTCGCTCAAGATCTCGGCGCGGACCAGCTTGTCGGTCCCGGCCTTCGGCCTCGACGCCCACTCTCCGGTCTTCCAGTTGATCTTGCTGATCGCGTCGAAGTCCCGGTCCAGAACCTTCGCCTGGGCCAGGGTCACGACCGGCTCTTTGACCGAGCCTTCGATCTGCACGTTCATCGTCCAGCCCGCGAGAAGCTCGCGCGGCCGCAACTCGAGACGCAGATCGGCGTGAAAGCTCTTGCCTCGAAAGTGGTGCTGAACGACGTAACGGTACGGCCGGGTCTCGGGAGGCACTTCCAGATACGGGTCCTCCTGCTTGAGGACCTTGCGGGTCGGACGATACGTCGTCTCCCCCGACTCGGACACGTCCTTCTCCTGGAGAACCAGGTCCTTCTTCGCGCGCACGACCACGTCGTCCACTGTATCCGGCGCGCCGGTGTATTTCCCGATTACCCTGGGAACCCACGCCGAGATCCCTACGCCCTTCGGCGTGTGCTCGTAGTTCACGGTCTCGGCCTCGACAAGGATGGGTTCGCCGGGGTCGTAGTCCTCCTTCGTGGCGAAGGTGTCGCCCACCTCAACCACGTCCTTGCCCTTGAGGTCGGTCATGGACTCGGGCTTCTCTTTCCCGGGGAGGATGCCGTACTGATAGACCCAGACACCGCCAGCCGTCTTCTCCCGGCCGATGACGATTCCTCGGATCGTCGTGGCATTATGGAACTTGACCTGCGTATCGGGTGTCACCTGGCGAGGCGGGTACTCCCCATCGGCCTGTTTCGCTACGATGCCTTCGGAACCGGGCAGCGCGCGGATCCGCTTCACCGTCCGCTCCAGTTCCTCCAGATCCTCGACGAGAACGGACGGCGCCGCGTTGAGGCGGTACTTGAGGTCGGGGGGGCCCATAGTGCTCTGCTTGATGCCGAGCTTCGCGATCATGGGCAGGCGGATCGAGGCGGGCTCCTTGTGGAGGTCCTTGTCCTGGTAGAGGACATCGTAGACGTTCGCCACGACGTTCGAGTCGTCGGGCTCCCCGCTGCCGTGAAGGTACCCGGAGATCGCCTCGCGGGGGAGGTGCTGTTGCCCGTCCCACATCTCGATCTCCATGGGGAGAATCAACTCGTCGATGCCCAGGGCCAGTAGCTCGGCCACGAGCCCGGGAAGGCGCGGCGTCGAGTCCCCTCCGTCCTCCGACCAGATCTTCACGTCTTTCCCCTTCACGTGCGCCTGGTGATTTGCCCCGTCGTACTTCTTCTGAACATACGTCGGCAGCCACTTCTCGACGTTCTTCTCAAAGAGGCCAACGATCGACTCGACGGTTTGCAGCTGCTCGGTAGCCGCCGGTCGCGTCGGCTTCGGCTGGTAGAAAAACCGACCGACCTCGAGTTTGTCTTCCCGCTCGGTCGCGTCGGCCTGCGCAAGGTAGTCCCCGCCGATGGCCTTGAAGACCGGGCGCGTGTCCCGCATCTCCTTCACATGGTCCTCCTGGTTCACCCGCTCCAGGTGGAGGTCGTAAAGCTCGACGAAGTTCGTGAACGGGCCCCGGTCGCGGTCGAAGTGGATGTGAAGGCGCTTGGCCAGTTCCACGGGCAGCGCACGGCCGAGGCGGAACTCGATCACGCTTTGCATCCACTCGGGGATGAGGCCGTTGTCGTTGATCAGGACGTCGATGTCCCCGTCCGTCTCCCCGTGGTTCGCCAGACCACCGACGAGGTAGACGTAGGGACGCCGCAGCTTGAACGACTGGAAATGCGGCAGCACGTCCTCCATCTTGATGATGGGACCACGATGAACGCCCGATCGGTTGATCGTGGCGAACTCGCCTTTCGCAATACAGGCCTTGCCCACAATCCACCATCGCGGCTGCGCACCGGCGTTCTTCTCGAAGTCCGCGGACAACTCGTCCAGCCCGTTGTCGGGCGGTGGCGGGTGCGGCGTGCCGAGGTCGAACAGCTGGTCGACCAAGCGCGCGTGAAGGTTCACGATGTCCTCGGTGCTCCAGCCTTCCACGCCCTGTTCGGGAACCTTTTCCTTGTCGAACATCAGGTGGAGCGCGCGATGGCCCTCCTCCATTTCCTTCCCGGTGAGGTTGCCCGGATCGGTGTCAGGGTCCAGAGCAAGCGCCTTATACATGGCCTGCGGAACCCGCACGTCGGATGCGACCTGCTCGAAGAAGGGGCGCACGGACGACGCCATGCCCTTCGGGTTGAACTGAATGACCTCCGGTCCACGGCGGACAAGCTCGAGGAGGATCTTGCGGAGGATGAGTTCGATGGTATCGAGCCCGAACTTGAACGCTTCGTGGTTCTTCTGCCAGGTCGCATACCAGGCCAGGACGATCCGGAAGTCATCGCGAAGCTGCTGGTCGTTCAACTCCTTCGGGTCGTAGTTCTCGGCGTCAACGATCTTCTCTGCCGGCTCCTCGCCAAAGCGCAGGTCCTTCACGACGTCCTGGACGCCCAGGGCTGCGTTCGTTTCCTTCGGCTCGTCGTACCGCGCGGTAACCTCCACCTCCCAGGCGTAGAACGGTCCCTCGCCCCACGACGGCTGCGCGCGAGACCACTCCTCGCGAACGGCCTTCGTGACGAAGTGGTCGGCCTCGAGTTTGCCGAACTCCTCCAGGGTCAGCTTCTTCCTGGCGCCGACCTTGACGACCCCGAGGGCCTTCTGCTGGCTCACGAGAACGTAGGACGCCTCCGCGATTTCCAGGGGGCGGGTCTTCACGATGAGCGAACGCTGCTTGGCGATCACGGTCTCCGCGAGCCAGGGGGGAGTCAGGACCAGGCCATCGGCCGGGCGGGTTACGGCTGCCGCCCCCACGAAGGGCGCGGAGTTCCAGCTGAGGTTCGCGGATACCGGGTCGAGCGGATCGGACTCGACGTACTCGAAACCCTCGTACTCCCCGGTCTCCATCATCTTCTGGATCCGTCCGTCCCGCTCCTTCTCCATCGCCTCCTTCAGCTTCACCGGGTTGAAGGTGCGGAACGCTTTGATGTACCGCTTGATGTGATAGATGCAGACCATTTTCGCGCGGGTGTTCAGCGTGAGGTCGCCCCACTTGTTCGCGCTGATCACCGAGTCCCAGGCAGCCTTCTTCACGTCGGCAGGCATGGGCTTATGCGTGTTGCGGGCGTCGGGGTGCGTGTACCCCTTCAAGGTCGGCACGGTGAAGTCCCCGACCTTGCCCTGCCCGTACACGAGGACCTGCCCGTACGCGACCGCCTTGTCCCACGCGGCCGAGTCGGCCGAGTGGATGCGATGGAAGTTGAGGAGGAACCTCTTCATGCTTCCCACCGCGAGGAGGTGGGTCATCGTGTTGTGCTGGTCGGCCATCTCCATCGCCTTGCGGAACTCGACGACGGGATCGCCGGGGAAAGGTTTCTGCCCGACCAAGGTGCGCGCGAACCCGGAAAGGCAAACCTTGTCCTGGTCCTTCCAGATCTTGTGGATGTCGTCGTTCCACTTGAACCAGAGATGGTCGACGAACAGCGGCTTCACGCCCTGTTTTCGCGCCTCCTGGTAGAGCTTGTAGGTGGCAGCGCGAGAACGCAGGTCGTCGAACTGGACCAGTTCGTCTACCCACGAGAGATTATTCTTCACGAAGTCCAGCCACCGCTCGAACTTCACGGTCCCCGGCTTCGTGTAGTTCGTGAAGCCGCCCGAGTCGAGCATGATCGGCCCGGTGTGCTTCTTATACATTTCTGTCACGCGAGTCGCCCGCTTCTCCTCGGTAGGAATGAACGCGAGCGAGGCCAGGATCCCGTTCTTCGCGAAGTACGGCCCGAACCGATCGTAGTCGCCCGGATCGGCGGCGAAGTAGTACGTGAAGTCCGTAGGGGAAAGCGCGTTCTTTTTTACGTCGGTCATTCGTGGTCTCCTTTCGACCGCAGAAGCTGTAGGACCTCGGCGCGCGCGGCGTCGTTGTCGCGGAACTTGCCGAGCATCACGCTCGTCGTCATCCGAGAGCGTTGCTTCGCGACACCGCGCATCGTCATGCAGGAGTGAACACCTTCGATCACGACGGCTACGCCTGCGGGCGAAAGCATCTGGTTGATGGCTTCGCCGATCTGCTGCGTCATCCTCTCCTGGACCTGGAGGCGCCGAGCGTACAGGTCCACGATCCGCGCAAGCTTGGAAAGGCCGAGAACCTTCTTGTTCGGGATGTACCCGATGGACGCAACCCCGTAAAAGGGCAGGATGTGATGCTCGCAGAAGGAAAAGAACTCGACACCCCGAAGAACCACGACCTCGTCGTACGCCTCCGTGAACTGGACGTTGAACTCGTCCGGCGTATGGTCGTACCCACCGAAAAGATAGGCGTACGCCTTGGCGACCCGTTCTGGCGTCTTGAGTAGCCCCTCGCGATCCGGGTCATCCCCGATGCAGGTTATCAGTTCCTTCACGAGGGCTTCGATCTGCTTCATCTTATCCTGGTTCATGGCTCACCTTATTTTCCAGACCTTGTGCTGTTGGAGACTCAGTCCCCACTCGGGGTTCGAGAGGACCTGGCGGACGCACCACTTGACGTTATCGTGGTCAACCTCCCGCTCGAACGTGGCAGGGGAGACGAACTTGTACCGGGCGTCGATGGGGCACACCGGGATGCCCTGGCCGAGCGCCAGGACGTACTTCACCTCGTCGGCCCGGGTCACGACGATGGGTCGGCTTGTGGCCTTCGGGGAAACCGCGATCCAGTCGAGCCCCCACGACGGCAGCTGCAAAGTCCCGTTCGTTTCGATGGCGACGTGGTAACGGGTTCGCAAGGCCTCGAGGAGCGCGGAGTCGACCTGGAGCCCCGGCTCGCCGCCGGTCAACACGACCCATCGGCAACCCTGGCCCACCGCTTCGCACATCTCGAGTATGCGGCCCACGCCCAGTCGCAGCTTCGCGGCGTGGTCCGTGTCGCAGGCCCATCCCCCGGGCGAGAGCGGGCCAGGTTCCATCGCGCACTGGAGGTTGCAACCGGAGAACCGAACGAAGACGCTCGGCTCCCCGGCGCGCGCCCCTTCCCCTTGAAGGGAGTAGAAAATCTCGTTGACCGCGTAGGTCATTGAGCCACTACCGAAGCGACGCAGTTCTCGGTCTCCCAGATCGAGACCTTGCGGACAACGACCCCTCTCGGAAGCATCGGGGGGATGACCAGATCGGCCAGGTGATGCGCCATGTTCTCGGCCGTCGGCGCGCCGTTCATCATGTAGAGCTTGACGTCGAATCCCTTCAGCACGGACGCGAACTCCTCGTCGCCGAAGGCCAGGATCGTTGCGTGGTCCCAGTTGTTGTCGATCCAGTTGCCCACGCCAGCCTTCAACGCTCCGAAGTCCATGACCATGCTCTCGGCGCCGTTGCCGCCTGCCGCGAGGCCGACCGTCACCTCGACCGAGTAGTTATGCCCGTGAAGGCCACGGCACTTCCCGGGATGCGCCGGGAGACGATGTGCCGCACAGAACGTGAATCTACGCTTTATCTCGAATATCATGACTCCTCCAGATCGTGTGCTTGAGAACGAGAGACCATGCCGCCCCGCCGAGCGCCTTTGCTACGAACTGCCCGAGGACCGTCCAGGGCAGGAAGGCTCCGAAGGCCAGGGTCGGGAAAGCCAGCGAGTCGACAGCTGCGCTCGCCAGGTTCGACAGGTTTACCTTCGTCATCTTCTTCCGGGAGTAGAGGACCTCGTAAACCAGGGTATCAGTCCCTCCCGCGACGGCGAACGACACGAACGACGCCACCGCCACAGAGAGGGATTGCCTGTTCAACAGAAACGCGATCAGCGACCCAAGGAAGATCAGGGTCGCCATTTTCACGAAGAGTGCCTTGCCATGCCACTCCTCGTGAAGGGCGTCTCGCGCCGTGAGGTCGAACCCGATCGCCAGGAAGCCGACCGGCACGACCGCCGCCGGGCCGAACCTGGCGACGACGAGGTTCGCTATCACGGCACTGAACAGGTACATGAGGGAGAGCCAGCGCACGTCTACTCCTGGGCGTATTCCGTCGGGTCCTCGATTCCCGCAAGAGCGAAGGCCTCCCGCCGTTCGACGCAGGTTCCGCACTTGCCGCAGTGAACCTGGCCGCCCTCGTAGCAACTCCAGGTCAGCGACCAGGGAACGCACAGGTCCTCGCCCAGGCGCGCGATGTCTTCCTTCCGCTTGTCGGCGAAGGGGCGCAGCAACTCCACGGGCTGCCAGTCACAAAGCAGCAAAGCCGAGCCCAGGGCTTCGATGAAGGGGACGCGACAGTCGGGGTAGATGTCGTGGTCCCCGGCGTGCGCGCCGTACGCGATCGCGTTGAATCCCGATGCGATCGCGTGCCCGGCCGCAAGCGACAGCATGATCATATTCCGGTTCGGCACGACGGTCGCCTTCATGCTTTCGTCCGCGTAGTGCCCATGCGGCACGTCGACCTTGCCCAGGAGTGCGCTCTGCCCGGCGAACAGGGGCGCGACCGTCGTCAGGTCGGCCGCCACGAAGGGCACGTCCAGTTTCTCGCAGATCAACCGAGCCGAGTTCAACTCCTTGCGATGCCGCTGCCCGTAGTCGAACCCGATGGCCTTTACCTGGTGCCCCGCCTTCAGCAGAAAGTAGAGCAGGGTGGAGGAGTCCATTCCTCCGCTAAGGACTACCACTGTCTTTCTTCCCATCGCCTTCCTCCTTGTCCTTCCACAGTTCGTCATCTCCCTCGTACGCCTTTTCGCGCAAGAGGATGAGCTTCGTGTCGGCCTCGATGGGCTTGGGGACCGGAACGCGGGGTAGCTGCACGGAGCTCAAGAACTCCTGCGTCGGTGCGGCCGCGCCTCCGTTCGCAAGCGCGGACGAGTCGATTCCTTCCTTCTTGGTTTCCATCGGTCCTCCTTACTCCAGCGGTTCGAGTTCGGGGGGCTCTTTCCCCTTCGCCTTCCAGTGGGCGTCCCGTAACGCCTCCAACAGCGCCGAAACCTCCTCGCTCTGCCCCTCCTGAACCCCGAGCATCGGCAACGTATAGAAGTCCATGCTGGTCAGGTCGCCTTGCTCCTCGAGGAGCGCCTTGGCGAGCCTGATTATTTTGTCGGTAGTCCAGCCGGGGCCGGGCTTCGCGCGATCAACCATTTCGCTTGCCTTCATCGTGACTTCCTCATTTTCAACAGCTCCTTGACCGTCGCTTCTTTCTGCTCCTTGGTCAGCGTAGACGCCGATGGCAAAGCCTCGACGAAGTTCTTGGCGTACTCTTCCTTCGTACTCGCCATAGGTGTCGCAGTCGTATTCATCCTCAAGGCCGCGCGCTCTATCTCCGCTCCCGCCTGCGCGCTTTTCCAGGACGTTCCCCGTTCAACCGATTTCTGCACGGCTTTGATGTACTCTGGGTAAGAGCCAGAGACCCCGTAATCGACGGCGGCCTTCTCGGCGTGCTTGGCCATGTCGAACGCAATACGACGCGCTGTGAGCTCGGTGACTGACTCGTTCAGTACCAGACCTGCTCCCCCGCATGAAACGCTGGAGGTACAGCGATTCGCGCCATGAGTGATCTCATGAAGGAGGGTCCGGAGGCCATCGGTCGGCCTCAACCCGACCTTCAGCTTTTTGAGGTCGGTGCCCACGCCACGAGCGATGCCTCCGCGCAACGTGATTATACCCCGGTAATGCTCGAAAGAACCGTTCAGCCCAGGCATCTTCTCCTTGACCGTGATATCGTAAGACTTCGCGCCGTAAAGCCGACTCACGTTCTGGGAGATTCCCCAGCGCTTCTGCATGTACGCTTCAAACTTCTTCCTGACCTCCGCGTAGTCGCCAGTATTTTCTGCTTTTGCCCATGCGGTTCGAAGACCTGGTATCTCCAGGCGTAGGGCTTCGATGTCGGCCTTGACAGGCACGGGGCCGGGGGGGCCAACGGGTCGAGGAGGCAACGACTCCTTCGGTACCGTGATCGCAGGCTTCGGCGCGGGCTTTGGCCTCGTCACCCTGGGCTTCCTGGTAACCCTGGGCTTTGGGGCTGGCTTCGGGGGCTCGACCGGGCCGAGGATCTCGATAGGTGGCGCGGTGGACTCGGATACGACATCGAGGTTACAGCGGCACTTGAAATGGAAGGGGGGCATGATGTTGCCCTTCGCGGCAAGCCCCCGGGAGTACTCCACCTTGCCCTTCGGCATCTTCGCAGCGATCGCCGCCTGGGAGCGCGTGATATAAGGCGAGGCATTTTTCGCCGCGTCGAGGGTGGTCGCCTTCGACAAGGCGTTCAGCCTGGCCATGCCCTCCTGGACGGTGAAGACGTGCCCGTCCATCGCCTGACACCGCTCGCACGTCCGGTGATCGTTCGGGTTCACGATCTCGTACGTCGTGTAGCCGAGCCGCTCGAAGGTATTCAGCTGGGAGGACACGCGCGCCTGCGTTGCCGAGTGCGCCGCCAGCCCCTCGAAATAGCTGTCCGCCGAACCGTTGAAACCGTCGGGAACCTTCACCTGGTCCAGGGTGTTCTCGAGGTCTTGCTTCAACGCGCGACCCGCGACCTCCCGCCCGGTACCAGCGATGAGGGAACCCTTCACCGACTGCCCGACCGCGTCCTGGACGTTCTGAGCGTAGTGCTCCCCGATCCAGACCTGCTGCCTTTGAGTCAACGCACGAACCGCTTCTCGGTCCACGGTGTTGAACGAAGGCTTGATGACGTACGGTGCCGGTGCCGCTTTCGTCACGGGGAACGTCGCCGTCGAGTAGTCCATCTTCGCCCGCGTGAAGCCAAGCCCCTTCTTCGCGGCGGCGATGTGAGCCAGTTCGTAGATCTGCTTGAGGTCGGCGATGTGGCGCGCCGTGACACGCTTCGGCCAGGCGGCCATCGCCCGGTCGACGGCGGACGTGACACGCTCGCGGTTTGCTGCCGTGATCGGGCCTGAACGGGAGCGCAACGCCGCCATCGCGGCTCTCACGGCCTCCCGCGACGTCTTCTTCCACTCGGCCGACAAGAACTCCCGCTGCCGGGTCTCGATCTTCGCGGCCTGGGCAAGCTCGGAAATGCCGAGAGCTTTCGCTACCAGGTCGTCGGCCGCGCGCAGGCCATCATGTAGACGGCCGCACTTGTCGTGGTCATCGTGGGTCACTACTCCTCGGTCTGTTCCGGCGCGTCGATGAACAGGTCGTGGCCCCACTCGTCCTCCAAGCTCTTGCGAAGCGCGAGCAGGGTCTCCACGATGACACCGCCCCCGGTCTCCTCCCCGACGAGTTCGGTGAGCAGGCCCAGCCGCTTGAGAGCGGTGAGTTGCTGACCGGGCTCCGTCACGTCCGCCTGGTTCTTGACGGCCTCGGCCATCGCCAACGAAAAGGGCATGTCCGGTCTGAAGTCGTCGGGGAAAGGCGGTAGCTCGCGGCCCAGGATCTCCTCGAGGACCATCCTCGCGATGCGGGGCGTCATCCCTCCCGTCTTCTCGGCGCCCGCGAGGATCTTCACGAGTTCGGTGTTATCGGTCGTGTTCGGGGAGTTCGACTTGTACAGATGGTGAACGACCCGCATGTAGGGGAAGAGGACGCGGTTGATCCAGTCGTCGAACGTATCCCGCTCGGGGGCGAAAATCTGTTCGTCCGCCAGGCGGCGCGAGGTCTCTGCGGTCGTGCGAGTGTAGTCCTCCGTGCGGCCGATGAGGATCGGGGGAAGGCGGAAGGAGACCCGGACCTTTTGCCGGTTGTCGTTCGAGTACTTGAGGAACTGGGCGTCGTTGATCTGCTGGTCTGCCAGGGGCTTCGCATCCAGCTTCACGTTGCCCGAGTCCTCTCCATCCTCGCCCACGGACTCGGCCTCGATCACAAGCGCGGTCGCCCGGTTGTCGTTCCCCTGGAGCTTCGCGAACATATCGCGAACGCGCTCGACGGACTTCTCGGTGAGTTGCCCGTTCGAGACCATGATGAGGAGGTTCGGGACGTTATTGTTGCAGAACGTCGTGTAGTTGATTTCGCTAGCCTTGCGATCGCCTAGGAGGTCGAGGAGGACTCCGACGTAGCGCGGCAGCCCGTACGGGGAACGGTAGTCGTTGATAGCCCAGTGAATAACCTCGTTCGCCTTCTGCGAATCCGGCATCGGCTTGCCAGAGTTCTTCCAGTTGCGGACCTCCTCCTCGGGAATGATCTCGCCCGTGTCCTTGTCCAAAGTCCGCGGATCGCCGAACTCCTTGAACCAGGTCCTCTTATAGCCGGTCGACAACGTCATCGTGTGGCCGATCACAGTGCTCACTTGAACATAGCGACGGAAACGGACGTGCGCCTTGATGGTGGCGATCTTGATGCTTCGGCCGTCGGGCTGAAGCTCGAGGATGGGGGTGTCGACCTCAACCGGCGTCGCATCCTGTGCCGTGAGGCGGACCTGGTACGTCTTCATGTGGACGAAGTACTGGATCACGCCGGTCAGGGGATTCTTCACAACCTCCCAGTAAGCGTTTCCCGTACTCTCCAAGTCGTGCCGCCGCTTGCGCCGCAGGTCGCGGAACGACGTCTTCATCCCCGCGTACATGAAAAAGTTCTCGAGGCGAACCCGCTCGGCCTTGATCTCGGCCCTCTCCTGGTCCGTAGCCTTTTCGGGGAGGATCCGTGGAAGCAGCCGATGGCCGAACCCGTCGATGTTGGTTTCCATCGCGTCGAGGCACGGGGTCAACTCTGTGTTGTACTCGGGCAGGGTGGATAGGACGAATGGGTCGAGAGGCGCCTCCAGGATCCGCTTCTCGCTGAGTAACGAGGCGAACACGTCCTCGGGCGACTGCTTTGATTCGCCCGCTACAGCATCGGCCTTCTGGACCGGAAGCTCGATGGTATACGCGCGGAGTGGGCGCAGGTTGTGCGGACCAGG